GCCGAGGCTGGAAAGTTCTAAATAGACTTTACAAATTGAAAAGACGTTAAACCCAGGAAGTACCGTAATCACAGCGATTGCGGTACTTTTTTGGTGCCTGGAAGCGGAAAAATGAAATTAGGTGTGAGATGGTGTAAAAAGTGGTGAAAATAGGAAAGTAGGAAACCGGTAGGTAACAAGTAGGAAACACGGAGAAGGTAACACTTTTTGGGTTGCCTGCAGAAAGCGGAAATACCGCAACCACGAGGGTTACGGTATCTTTTCCAGTTCAGCTCTGAGCCATTCTAAGTCACGGTCTGTATAAGCTGCCTCTGTTATGTCGGTGATTCTGTGACCGACAAGTTTTTTGATAGTGTATTCGTCAACCTCGGCTTTCTTTGCCATGGTGATGAATGTCATTCTAGGATCGTGTGGCCGATGATCGTCTCTGAGTTTGAGAGCGGCGATCACTTTATCGAAACGGCCGGCATATTTGTCATAGGTGATTGCCATGCCGCCCTTCGGAGAATCCGGATCATTAAAGAGCCGGTGGCTTCCAAGTTCAAGGGCATAGTCGTAGTTTTTCTTAACCAGGTCAAATATTTTCGGGTGGATAGGCACCATACGGTGTCGCCCAGCCTGTGTTTTCATACCACCGACAATATAGCGTTCGTCAAGATGCACGTCCTCTAGTTCCAGTATGGCGAGTTCTTGCGGTCGCCATCCCATGTAGCACTGTATGAGAACCCAGTCCACGAACCGGATTTTGCCGACGTTTTCCCAAAGCGTCTGCATCTCCGAGTCATGGAAGATTATGTGACCACGTTTTGCTTCTTCCTTTTCTTTGATGATGTCGTCCGACAGTTCAAATGTGCGGGCGTAGTTCTTATCAACAAGCTCGTATTCGAGCGCATAGTCCAGCATTAAATTAAACATAGACTTGATCCGGGATTTGGTACCTGCAGACGCAAGCACCTTTTCGCCCTTATTGGCTCCACGTGAAGGAATGATGTAGCCATCTTCCATTATGCCCTTGATGTGGCGGGCACGCAGGTCCTTAACACGCATCCCGGCAATGGCGTGGCAGTAACTCCACGCTGACTTGATGGTACGGCAGGATGATTCACTTTCCAGGGTAGGGAAGTAGGCTGCAGTCCATTTGTCGTAGAGTTCCGCCAGGGTCATAGCGGCGTTTTGTATATCGTAAGGATTGGCTCCGTACTCAGCGAGTGCCTGCAGAGCTTCCTTCTTAGTCTTGAATGTTCCAAGAGGAACACGGTTCTGTACGGTCTTTCCGGTCTGTTCGTCCGTGATCCAGCCGAGAGTAACACGGGCCAGGTAAGGCTTACGACGGTTTCCGGAAAGTTTTGTCACGCTGCCGTAGCCGTTAGGTAGTTTCACTTGACAACCTTACTGATTCCACAGCCGCAGGCAGACCAGCGAAATCCGTTTTTACTGGTTCGAGTTTGAGAAGGGAAGAGAGCGTGATTGTTTTTTGCTCCGGCACCTTTTCATTAAGAACCGAGGTAGGCAGAACATAAAAGTCCCAGTAATCGAGATCAAGAATTGAAACATCGCGTGTACGAGCGGTAAAGACGCAGAACACATACAAATCACTGTTACGCATAGCCATAGAGGCGTAGGCAGCTCCATCCCAGGCAAATTTCTTTGCAATGTCGAAGCTAATCTGCGAGAACACATCTTCCGGAGTCCACGCCTGCAGATAGGCAGACGACTTGACCTCAATGCGGAGACCGGAAGGAGAAGTAAGGTCGAACGGTAGCCAGTCGGCACGTGCGACATCTTTTGCTTCCAGGGCAGAGTGTACGAGAAATTCGGCAAGCACTCCACGGTGGGTATTGTTGAGCAGATCAGAATACGCCCAACGCCAAAAATCCTGCAGCATGATAGAAGTATCGGAACCATGCAGGGTAAATGGTTCATTGCCGTTTAGTTGTTCCATGGTTTCCTCCGTATCTTTCCAGGAGCGTCCATAGGACACGCTTATCGTCGCTGGAAGCGACGGAATACAAGGACACGAGCATTTTATCGTCCGGGACATTATGCAGTCCAAGAAGGTAATCTACGGACACATCGAGGGCATCAGCCAGTAGTATGATATTATCGACGGTCGGTGTTCGCAGTCCATTGAGGTAGCGTGAGATTGTAGCGGCAGTCACACCGGAAAGAGAGGCAAGGTCGTTACCGTTCAAGTGGTGTTCCTGCATACAATGCGAAAGACGCTCTGAGAATTTGTTAATATCCATAGGCGTAACCGGAGATACCGGTACCACGTATGGAACAGTCTAAAAGTTTCTTGCACTCAGAGTCCGTAAGCGGACCGTATGAGTGAACCAATCCGAACAACTGCAGGTCAGTGAGCATAAGCCGGTGCTGCAGGTGCCGGATCTTTGCTACGACACCGTAGGAGCGGTTCCTGGTGCCGTGATTGCAACTGTCACAAAAAGAGGAGAGATAAAGAAGCAATGCAGCGGCATCGTTCCCGGACCTCTCCTCATTGCGTGCCAGCTCAAAGTATTTGTTATTCATAGGCACATCTCCTCAGTACCGGCCGTAAAGTCGGTACCATTCTAAACTGATAATCTTTTTTCTTTGTCGAGGTATTTCTGAGACTCTGTATAGGCTTTCAGAAATCCCTTGAGTTCCCCGATAAACTCAAATTGTTTGTTCTGTGGCAATGCCCGGTACAGTTCGAGAAGTTCGTCCTCTTCTGCAGTGGTGAGCTTGCGGGCAGGAGCCTCTTCGCCGGTCAATAGGTAATGAACTGACACGCCCAGGAAGTCTGCAATCGGCTTGATGTATTTTGCTGGCGGGTCGCTATTGCGAGTTTTCCAGGTAGACATCGTAGATGTCCGAATGCCGAGGCGGTCGCACAGATCAGTAGCCTTTTTGTCCGTTTTTTCAAGGGTTTCAGTGATTCTTTCGATGATTTCCATAGGCAACCTCCGTGGTAAAAACAATACGCAAATAAGAGTAAAAACATTTACAAACTCGCATATACGTGCTATAATAAATACATGAAATACAAAACAACTCAAAGTTGCGAGCCGAGAGATTGTGCTTGTATTTCGTGCGTCTGTTTGCGAGTTTGTAAAGAGGTTTACTTACATTATAGCACGCAAATCAGAAAAGATAAATAGTTTTTACACAAATGCGAGAAAGGAGTGAAACGCAAGCATGAAGCAGGAAACATCACAGTGGGGCAAAGCTGTTAAAAAAGCAGTAATCGACCACGATATGACATTGAAGCAGCTGGCCGAAAAAATCGGTTACAGCAATGCTACTGTTTCCCAGGTAGTCAACGGCAGATATTCCAATTCGAGTTACAAGGTAATCGCTGAGAAGATCAACGAAGTGCTTGGAACGGAAGGACTGCCGGAGAGAACCGAAACACCGTCCGATGAATGGTGTCAGACAGTGAAGGTGGAACTGGTAAAACAGAGCATGACCGTCAATGAGCTGGCGAAGCAGCTGGATGTCTCCAGGGATCGGCTGTCACTGGTAATTAACGGCAAGATGATGAACGAAGCAATCGTAAGCGGGGTGAATAACCTGCTCGGAATCAACCTGGTCGCTGTTCCAGCTGATAAGTAAATTATAGCGGAAGGGTAGGTAACAAGAAATGGGAAGAGGCCCTACAAACGAGAACACAAATATGTATTTCCAGGCCAGGAAAAAGGCGGCAACATACAACGAGAGACTATGGAGCCGTGAAGGAGCTGCAGAACTGTTGGGAATATCGGTTTCAACATTGGCAGATTATGAGCTTGGCAATACGAAGGTTGTCCCGGTGGACAAGGTGGTGCTTATGGCTGACCTCTACAACGCCCCGGAATTGATTACTGGGTACTGTATGCGAGAATGCCCGGTACACGGATTCCTACCACTGGCAACCGAAGAGAAAAGTTTAGAAGGAATTGCATTAAGGCTTTTGCAGAACTTCAATGAGGATTCATTGAAGAATATGCGAGACAGTCTGATCGAGATAACTGCAGATGGAAAAATCACAAAGGATGAATTGCCAGCCTTGGAAAAAATCATCGGGCAGCTCGAAAAGATGGCAGAGGTAATAAGCGAAATGAAAATTGCCGGAGAGAAGTATTTGAACGGCAAGTAAGCCGGAGCAACGCCGGAAAGGAGTTCAGAATTGAAGAAAGCAAGTAAGCGAAGAATATTGTTTGCGGCAAGAATGGCAACGATGGTCGGAGCTGCCTGTTTTGCAGCAAGTGGCATTTCAGAAACGCTCGGGCAGGAGAAAGAAAAAAGCCGGCCGGTCTACATAACCACAGAGGAAATGGCAGAGACGACGTATATGCCGGAGGTCGAAGAGACAACGCAACCAACGGAGACAGCAAAGGCAGTTGAGACAGAAGAACCGTTGATTGCAAGTATGGATTGGGACAAGGACGATTCTTACATGCTATGCAAGATAGCAATGGCCGAAGCTGAGAGTGAAGGCGTGAAAGGAAAGGCGCTGGTTATGCTGGTAGTCCTCAACAGAGTTTGGAGCGATGAGTTCCCGGACACAATCGAGGAAGTGATTTTTCAGAAGAACCAGTTCAGTCCAGTAGCAAACGGAAGATACGACGCAATAGAGCCGGACGAAGAGTGCTACGAAGCATTGGGGCTGATCCAGGTAGATCATTGGAATGAAAGCCAGGATGCTTTGTATTTTGAGAGCAAGAGCGACAGTAAGTGGCACAGCGAGAATTTGGAATTTCTTTTCAAGTACGGCAAGCACTACTTCTATAAGTGAAAGGAACAGGCGGTATGAGAAGATTTAGAAAGAAAGTCAGAAGATTTGTGAGACTGTATTGGTTTTGGGTAAGCCTGGGACTGGTCCTCACAAAAGTATCGGTTGAAGCAGCGTACATCGAGAGAGGATATAAAGCCTACGGCGGCGAGTGGCTGGTTTTACCAGTGGTGATGATCGTCGGATATTTTGTAAATGAGGCGAGAATGTACCTGCCGGACTTCATTGAAGAATGGAGAGAGGAGAAAGCCTATGAGCGAAGAGTTGCAGAAAATCGTAGACGAGTACAGAGAGAAAGAAATTCACATCTCAGATGAAGAGGCTGAGCAAATCTTATGGTTGTGCAACCGGAAGATGGATATATGCAAGATTGAGAACAGAGAGGAATACCTGCCGTTGTTATTCAAGGACGAGGTTAAGAACTATCTGTTCAGATGCTCGGTAAATGCTACGACGTTTTTGAGAAGATTGGAGGCAGAAGGAATATGTGTGCAGAATGCGGTATGAACCCATGCCATCCAAGATGCCCGAACGCACCGGAGCCGGTACCGGTTCACGAATGTGTGAAATGCGGGTATGGAATCCTGGCAGGAGATAAGTTTTGGGATTCTCCGGAAGGGAAGATTTGTGAAGAATGCGTGGATGATATGAGCGCAGAAGAAATATTAAAGTTGTGTGGCGAAAGTCTCACGGAAGCAGAAAAGGAGGAAAGGTAGTATGGCAGAACAGAATGCAGTGGCAACACAGCAGGGAACGCAGTTAAGTGTAGCAGCGCAGGTTAAGAGCATGATTTCCCAGGATGCAGTAAAGAAGAAATTTACGGAAGTCTTAGGGCAGAAAGCACCGCAGTTTTTGGCATCCATTACGAATGTGGTTGCTGGATCAGCACAGTTAAAGAAATGCCCGGCAACAACGATCATGAGTGCGGCGTTTGTGGCAGCAACCTACGATTTGCCGATTGACAGCAATTTAGGGTTTGCGGCAATCGTGCCTTACAACAACAATAAGTACAATCCGCAGACGAAACAATGGGAGAAACATCCGGAAGCACAGTTTCAGATGATGTATAAGGGATTTATCCAGTTGGCGATCCGCTCAGGATCTTATGAAAAAATGAACTGCTCTGTTGTTTATAAGGATGAG